CGTGCTGATCCTTATTGGCGTGGCGAAAAACGGTGTGCGGCCGAAGCTCAAGCCGAAGTATGTCACCAGCACCGACTCGGCCCAGGTCACCACCACCAATATGACCGGGTTCAATATGTACCTGGCATCGAATTTGATCTCGTTCCGCGACATCGACATTTACCTGCCGTCGCCGGCCGGGTTCACCCCAGCGCCGAACAACGCTCGCGCCGGTTCGTTCTTCCGTGGCTTCTCTAGCGTGAACGTGCCGACCGTGTTCAATGTGTCCCTGGAAAACGTGGCGGTCACCATGGCTGCGGACTGGTTCGGCAACTTCATCGGCGTCACCTCGAGCAGCGTGATTCTGGCCACCACCAACGTGCAGTTCCCGAGTGGCTTCGCTGGCCGCTACATCAGCAACGTGGCGGCCGGCGCCCTGGTGAAAGACCTGGGCCACGTCATGTCTAACCTCGCTTCCCTGTAATCGGAGACAACCTCATGCAAACCCGTAACTTGAGCGTCAACTACGGCAATCAGTTTTACGCCGGCTTCGAATATCAGGCCCTGCCTCTCGGGGCGGCCCTGCTGGTCGCTGCTGCGCAGATCGATCAGGCGGCGGACACGTCCCGGGCGGCGGTCATCAATGACCCGTTGCGCGCCATGGAGCATCAGCGCGCCGCTGATGAGGCTCGCGCCTTCTCGCAGGCAGGCTATGCGGGTGAGACGCCGCCCTATGTGAAGGCCTGGGCTGATGCGGCGGGCCTGGATCCTCAGGCGGCCGCTGAGAGCATTTTGGCCGAGGCTGACGCCTGGGATAAGGCGTTGCTCGATCTGCGCGCCCTGCGCCTGAAAGGCAAGCAGGACGTGCTCAAGGCGACCACTCACGCGGACGCCGAGGCTATCGCCGACGCAGCCATCCAGGCGATCAAGGAAAGCGTCCAAGGCGTCGGCAGCGCCGCCGCCTGATCCAAGTCACCACCCCGTAAATACAAGGCCGCCATGCGGCTTTTTTTGTGTCTGGAGTAAAGCATTTTGAATCGAACCAACCTCGAGCACGCGGTCGTTGCGCTGCTCATCATGGCGGCCTTTCAGGTCGCCTTTGTCTTCCTGGGCTTGCCGATCGGGAATTGGGTCGGCGCTGTAGCCGGCGCGTTCTTCTTCCTGGGTCGTGAGTACACCCAGGCAGAGCGCGCGATCGCCAAGGCTCGCGGGGTGACCATCCTGTCGCTGCGCTGGTACACGGCTCTCGACTTCCGATTGTGGTCGCGTGACGCAAAGCTCGATCTGGTCTGTCCGGTTGCCGCCTGCCTGGCTGCGGCCCTGCTCTGCGAGCTGTGCCGGCGCCTGCTGCTGTAGCGATCGCCCCGCCCTAACCAATCCCCTCGAGGCCGCCAATGCGGCCTTTCTTGTTTTTGGAGATACCCGATGGCAGCCCGCCAGAAATACACCGTTGTAGTGCCGTTCCCGAAGGCCAATGGCCATTGGGCCGAAGTTGGCGAGGAGCTCGAGCTCCTCGAGGTCCAGTCTCACGCGCTGGTTACCGCTGGCCGCTTGCGCCTGGTCGAGAGCGTGCCCGCCGCGACTGAAAAGCCCGCGAAGAACACCAAAGCCACCACTGATAAGGTCGAGTAAGCATGCCAAAGGTTACTAATTTCGAGCACAACGGCGTAACGCTGCAGACCAGCGAGTCGCCAGAAGCCATTGGCGGCCTGGGTAATAACGTCGTCTGCCTGGTGGGCACTGCCCCGAATGCTCATGTGAGCATTCCGCGTAACGTGCCGTTCCGCATCAATGACTTCACCACTCAGGCGTTGCTTGACACCACCAACGCCGAGTCGGGAACGCTGTTCCAGGCCGTTTACCAGATCCTGAAAGTCACCAAGGTCCCGGTTTACGTCATTGTCGTCGAGAAGGGCACCACCGACGCGCTGACGCAGACCAACGTCATCGGCGGCGTCGACGCGGTCTCTGGCCAGCGAAAGGGTATCGCGGCCATCCCGCTCTGCCAGGAAATGCCGACCATCATCGGCGCCCCAGGCTTTTCCTCGGTCAAGGCGGTGCATAGCGAGCTCGCATCGATGGCGGCGCGGATCCGCTGCCGATTCGTTTTTGACGGCCTGGATGTCACGGTCGCGGCCCAGGTGACTAACAGCGAGAGCATGGGCGCTGCAGGCTACGAGCGCGGCTACATGGTTCACCAGATGGCCGCCGTCTACTCCAAGGCTGCCCAGGGCAGCGTTTTCCTGCCGCCGTCTGTGCTGGCCATCGCGCACATGGCCAAGCGAAAGCCGTGGGAGAGCCCGGGCAACCAAGTCACCTACGCCGAGGGCGTGTCGCGCACTGTTGAATACATCATCAGCGACAGCAGCACCGAGGGCGATCTGCTGAACAGCTACGGCGTGAGCTACTACGCCCGAACCGAGCTGGGCGGCTTCTCTCTGATCGGAAACCGCTCGATCTCCGGCAAGTTCATCAGCTTCGTCGGCCTCGAGGATGCCCTCGCCAGAAAGCTCATCGGGTCGGCGCAGAAGGGCATGGCGCAGAACCTCACCAAGAAATTCATGGAGCAGGAGGTGGAGCGTTACAACACCTGGCTGCAGGGCCTGGTGGCTGACGAGACCATCCCGGGCGGGAAGGTCTATTTGCATCCCGACCTGAACACCGTCGAGAAGTACAAAAACGGCACTTGGTACGTGGTTTTTGACTACGGCCGCTACTCGCCAAACGAAAACATGGTCATGCAGCTGAATGCTAAAGACTCGATCATCGAAACCTTCTTGGAGGACGTTCTCTAATGTTTACTAACCGCGTTCGGCAGATCATCACTGCCACCCTGCAGGGCCTCCCGCTGATGGCAACCATCGACGAGTTCGAGCCGCCGAAAATCGAATTCGAGATGGAGGACATGCGCGGCGGGCGCTTCGTGTCCGAGGAGATGGCGACCGGCCTGAAAGCGCTGAGCGCTAAGCTGACCCTGCAGGGTATCGGCCTGCCGATCTTCACTGCCCTGGGCGTGGGCGGCGGCGATTCGATCATGCTGACCGTCGAGGAGGCCGGCGAGGATCAGGACGGCAATGAGTGGTTCGCTTACTACATCTGCGCTGGAAAGCTCAAGATGCAGGAGGACAAAACCCTCAAGATGAAGGACAAGCCGGTCACCATTCTGGAAATCGCCCTGCGCAGTTACAAGCGCCTCGAGAACGGCGTCCCGGTCGTCGAAATCGACACCCGCACGCAGACCGTCGTCATCAACGGCGTCGACATGATTAAGGGTGCTCGTCGCCTGGCCGGCATGGTCTAAGGCCGGCTCGTCTCCCGCTCCCTCAAAGCCGCCTGCTGGGCGGCTTTTTCTTGCCTAAAGGATTCTGAAATGCGCCAGCCGAAGCCCTGGACCAATCTCTCGCACACTCTCGTTTTCCCGATCGACATCGATGGCGGCGAGCTCATCACTGAGGTCGTCCTCAAGCCCTTCACAGTGGAGCAGCATCGCGCGGCCTTGGTCGAGGCCGGGAAGGACGAGGATGCCCGCTATGAGGCGCTGCTGCGCCTGGCTAGCGGACTGCCCGAGGAGCATGTCGACCTGCTCAAGCGGCCCGACTATATCTCGCTGCAGAAGCTCCTGCAGGAGTACATCAGCCTCCCGGCGACCTACTTCCAAGAGATCAAGCTCGAGGATCCGGATGATGCGCCGCTTCTTATCCCGATCAAGGGCATCGGTCGCACTATCGAGCGCGTGACGATCGAGCCGCCGGCGGTCCGCGTGACCAAGGCAATGGGCAAGCTCAAGACGGACGACGACCGTGCGGATTTCATCAGCGCGGCTTGCACCGGCCTACCGGCGCAAGTGCTGAAGGGTATGGCCATTCCTGACTGGACTCAGCTGCAGATGAGGCTCGACGATTTTTTAAACCAGCCGGCCTCTTACTTTCAGCCAACGACCTCGAAGTAATCCTCGATGTCGTGCCTCTCGCCTACCACGTCGGCGAGGCGGAGATTCTGGAGTGGGATGCCCCCAGGGCAATGCGCCGGTATGAGCTCGCCATGATCCGGCTGGGCTCTGGTAAAAAAGAGGGGTAGGGCATGGGTGCCGAGTCAAAATATTCGCTGCGCCTG